AGATGGCAAAAGTAGACGGCACCCACATCAAAGAAAATGTCTGGTACACGCTCAAAAACGGAGAGTTTGCGGAAGCAGAGCCGTAAAAAGCACTGCAAAACCAAATTGAAAGAAAGGAGCAGGCCATGCAGAAGCCGAGTCTTACGATAGGCGAATGCGTCCAGATCCTTCGGGACAACAACATCTCAAAGACTGAAAAGGTCTTGGGAGCGCAGATCCAGGCGGGGCTGTTTACCAGCTGGGCGATTCCTTCCGTAGGAACAAAAGAGCCCTGCCCGGACATCTCCCGCGCCGGTTTTATGGCGTGGGTGAAGGACTTTTACAAACTCGAAAAGGTTTATACAAAGGAGGAACCAAGAGAATGAGACTCAAATCGTTCGCCGTCGTCGGCACGGTAGGTCTGCTGGCTATTATCGGCGCGGTGCAGGCGGTGCGTTGGGCCTGCTCCTGGCTGGCCGTTGCACTGGTTTGCTGGGGCGGCTGGGACATCGCCGAGGCTGCATATGCCGCGCCTTGGATTATTGTTGCATCTACTTCCGGGCTGGCGATGTCGTTTTATGGGATGTATGAGGACAACAAACGGTATAAGCGCAGCGGTTACAGCAAAATCGTCCGCAACCATGCCCGGAACCCGGAGTATCCGCAGGATGAGGAGAAGGGCGCATGAAGCTGGAAGAGTTGATTCGGCAGCAGGCCGAAGAGCACCTTAAAACAGCCACACGGCTTGCAACGGAGTCCGCGCTCACGGGAGACATCTGGCTGCGGGTCATCTGCCGGGAAAAATCAGAGGTCTATAGCGCGGCAGCAGATGGGCTGCTCACAGCCCTCCACGATGCGGAGGACGTCGCACATGGCTGATTACATCCACTATGTCACATGGTACACAGTGTACAGCGCCAAAACCGGTGAGGTAGTGGCAGCGGGAACGTCCGCCATGTGCGCTGCGAAGCTTGGATACAAGACCGCCAACAGCTTTGTGTCTTCCGTTGGACACCGACGCCATGAAAAAAAGCATCCGCACAAGTACATTTTT